TCATCTTTCGACGAGCCGCTGACTAATACTAATATTAATCTCAAGGAAAGCTCCGGTCAGGGTTCGGCGCGCGTATCGCCAGTCAAGATAGATGACATTGGAGTTAAGCTTATGTTGCTAATATTAATTGTGGAGAAAGGCCCATCCTTAGCGAGATACTTGACAAGGCCCCATGATCTTTTTGTGCGCGCTAAAATCCCTGTATTAACGCGCTGCACCTTATGCTGTATATATCCGTTCGCGGCTATAAATACAACATTGCCTGACTGCTCATATCTTATAAGAGGCATGTCAGCTTCAACGAAAGGCGTGTCTATCTCTACCGCGCCAGAAGACTCGACCACGCAAGAGTCAACTCTGCTCGCGTATTTGGTCAAGCTTGAGAAATCTATAAAGAAGTTACCTGTCGGAACAAAGGCTATAGAATACTCACCCTCAGTAAGAAGGACAGACTGAACATAGTCGTCAGCGCCTGATGTCGAGCCGACTTTAAGAGTCACCTCGCCTCTGTCGATAATGATACGCAGCGCATGTTCAGCACCTTGGTCACCAACAGAAACAGTTACCTCCTGCGTGCGACGAGCTGCGGAGAACCCTGTGCCTGTGAGAAGAAGATATCCGCCGGAGAATGTAGATGTAGCGCCCGCTCCGTCATTGTCCGTCCAGCTACCCGCTGCTGACATATCGCCATTAGTGACCGCGCTGGACACGGAGCCGCGCGTAAGGGGCGCATCATCAAGCTTGATGCGCATAGACTGATCGGTGAACTCAATGATGGCCGTATCGTCGTTAGCGTATATAAAAGGAAGGTGATATGGCTTGGCATTGTCTTTGGTCGATCCAGTATATCCCAGTCCGGGGCGCAGCATCATTGACCCAAGAACGCGCGGAATCCAGTTATTCTCTATCGAGGCGGACACACGCAGCCTGTCGATATCGCTACGAGCCAAGCCTAAACGACTAACCAGACCACGGTTAAACGTCTGGATTAAATAATTCTCTCTCATTAGATTGTCCTGATATTAGTAGGCGGATCGCCACGACCGCTACGACGACTACCTCCACGAGCGCGCACCCATGATCCAGCCGGAGTATAGCGGGCGGAATCATTCATTGCATCTTTAGCCTTAGCGGAACGCAAAGATTTAGCGCTAACAGCCTCAAGGCGCGCAACCTCAGTATCGCTTATAGTAATAGACTTAGCAGCCCTCGCTGCGCCTTCCGCCTCAACATAGGACGTGAAGCTCTCAGGCCAAGCAGAAAGATCCAGACCATAAGCGGCGTCATTAGATACATATCTGACGAAGATAGTCTCCGCGTCGCAGAACCAGTATCCGGCCTCATCATTATAGGCCAGCAGCGGGTCAGTAAGATTCTCTCCAAGAGATATAGCGCTCGTCCTTATCCAATCTGACGGCTTGTCATGACCATAACGATAACCAAACTCAGGAGTGATTGAAGGTGAGTACTCTGATTGAATGGTGCGCGTAGCGAAGTTCCACTGACCAGCCTCTAGGCAGGCGTTGACAAGACCGCTATCCCATATCGCGTCAAGAACGCGGCGGGACTTCCTGTTTTCAGACAGCGACGAAAGCTTCCTTTCTCCAATATGTATGAGAATATTATTGTAGACCTGAAGCTTTGTCGCCATCTTTAAACCTTACTTGTTTCTGGATTCAAGTTCTTTCACAAATAGAGCCGCGTCATCCTTAGACGACAGGTTCTCGCGCAACACCTGACCATCAGACAGTCTGATAATACGGAAGCGCGTATTAGGGCCGGACCATTTGATCTCATATTTCTCAGGCGCAACGATATCAACCTTGTCGCCAAAAACTTTATGGTCCAGCAACTCCATCTTAGCTGATGTGTTGTCATAGTATCTAACATAGAGGAAGGCCACCTGTGACTTGTCTTCCCAGTAGACATTAACAATGTTGTTCTCTCCTGAGAAGGTAGAGTCGCTTACATGCGTCCAGAAAGAAGGTGTCAGGAGGTCTTCAATCTTTGTTTCCGGCGATACGGTGACATCCCATTCGATGCGCGATACAGGCGAGCGAGTCGGCTTGCGCTGCGTGGTTAGGGCTTTAACGGACATTTAGTTCTCCTTGGGTTATTAAGATATGCCTTCGTATTATAGCCCCGCTCTGATTTTGAGGAAATATATAAAAACTCCCCGACGCCACAACGCCGGGGAGCCACCCAAGGAAGGGATTACGGTTAGTCGCTGTTGGTGCCGCTGCCGGTCGCCGTAGCGTTGGTCAGATCGACCGCGCCCGGAGCCGTAGAGGAAACCGTCTTAACGACGAAGGTGCTGACGATATCGGTATCCGTCTCGCGGTAGACGACAATATCGCCCACCTTCATGCCGAGGTCGCCACCGTTCGTGATGTAACCAGAAACCTGTACCGAAGCAGCCGATACGGTGTCGCTGATATACCACGTCGCGGGGACTTGGTTTCCGATGCCTTGCGTGAGCAATACAGCAGGAGAAGAAGTTGAGTAAGCCATATTATGTTACCTCACTATTAAACGGTTGCGGAAGCGTAAGCGCTACCATCATGCAGCATCTGGACAATGCCAGCGTTCTGCAATTTGGCCGACGCCATGTATGCGGAGCAACGTACCCAAGAGTAGTTCTGCTCCTCATTGTAGCCGAACAGCGGGTTGAACGTGTCCTTGTCGATAGCGTGACCGACAGCGCCCTTATGGAACATAAAGCACTTCTCGGAAGACGTACCAACGCCAGACAGACCGCTGTGACGGATAATGTTAACGCCAAGGAACTGCTCGAACTTGAGCGGCGTAGGCATACCATTAACCAGCTTCTCGCCTACATAATCCTTAGAGGTGAACTCTTTGGTTTTCAGTAGGTTTGCGTAGAAGCCCGTAGAGACAACAGCCGTTACGTCGCCGGGGTTTTGAACGCCAGCATGGTTGTTGCCCAGGATGGTCAGAGCGTGGAAGAACATACCCAGAGCATCCGTGGATGCCGAAGCAGCCGTACCAAGCGTACCAGCGTCCAGCGCCGTCAGGATCTGGTCATCAACAGTGCGAGCCAGAACGTCCTGAGAGGTCTTGAACATGATCTCGCGCTGCGGACCTTGAGACGAGAAGATGTCAAAGTCGTTCATGCGAGGCAGGTCAGTCTTGTCAACCAGCGAGAGCGTCGTTTGGTTGTTGTTGTTAACGCGAGCAGGATACAGGCCATCAGAACCGCGCGTTACAGCGGAAGCGTTGGCGGAGTCAGCAACGAGGAATACGATAGAGCTACCGCTTTTCATGTACTCGGTCGTTACGCAGTTACGAAGCATAGAACCGCCACGCTCGAAACCAGCGATATATTCATCGCGGTACATCGTGATCGGAGCAGTACGGGAACCAGTCAAGGTCTGTGCCATAGGATCATCTCCAAAAATGTTAAGGTTGTGAAAGTATTAACCTCAGCAAATGGGGTGTCCGTATTAAGGCGGGACATGAACAGGGTGTCGGCATTGCGCCGGGCTGTCTTCAGTCCCTAGAAACGGGGCCATGTAGCAGGCTTATGATGTGGCTTGTTCGGGGCGCATAGCGGGTGTCCGACCACATGAGATTATTATATGTCTGGTTAATAAATCGAAACAATAGCAAAAAAACGCCCGCACATGGCGGGCGCAAGTTAACCAGAAGGACATATTTAGCGAGAGGAGTAAGCCTGTTGCGCAGCTACTAGCTGCTGATAACGAGCCTGCTTCGACGTGTCTGCGTACCATGCAGGCGTACCGATCTCTTTCTTAAGCTGGTTAAGCTCATCAGAGATAGCCTGCGTCGGGTTATTGGAGTTAGGAACAAGAGTCCCAGCAGGGTTAATCTCACGGGCCAAGGCAGCTACAGCCTTGACAGCCTCCGGCCCAGCTTGAAGTATTGCGCGCCCGACTTCTTCTCCGAAGCGCGTGACAGCAAAGTTCTCAGCCATATTGAAGTTAGGCTTGTACTCATACCCCCACTCAGAGCGCAGCGCTTCCTCCGTCTCTTGCTGGAAGGCGCGGTCGGCCTGCACAGCCGCCGCAATCTGGTCCTGCTGCAATTTATAGTAAGCAGCTACAGCCTCCTTGACGGGGCCAGCGGGCATGTTCTTCTCGTGCATGGACTTAAGGAAAGCGTCAACAAAAGGCTTGTCATCGTCTCCGATAACGATACCTTCGGGCATTGATAAGTCGTAAGACTCATGCGTGTCAGGTACGCCATTCTCTTTGCGCCACAGGGCTAGCTGCTCGGCGTCCTCTGGCGGAGCAACCTGCTTCTTATACTCGCCAGATGATATCTTGTTACGCGCCTCAGCCAGAGCCTTAAAGCCATCAACCGGGCTATTATAGCGCTCAAGCATCTTGAGTAACTTGTCATCGCCGCCAGCAGCCTTTGCGCGCCAGTCGGAAGGCCAGTCACCAGCAGGCTCGACAGTCTGAGCGGGCGCGGGTGATCCGGCGTCTGATGGCGGTGAGGCCACCGGAGCCGGATCTGGTTGCGTTGCCGCTGGCGGGGGTGCGGTCTGGGGGGATTCTACTTCGTCAGTCATTTCGTCTTCTCCTTGGATGTCTTAGCGTCCAGTTGCTTCTTTACCCATCCAAGATTAAGTTTAACTATCTGTACGATAGCAAGCCCAACTTGTCTGCGCCCCTGCAAGCGACTGGACTCGCGCTCAGAGGTGGCGTTGTAAGTGTCATCATACACTCCGCAAAGAACCTCAGCAACGTACTTAATGGCGCGCTGCTGCTGCTCCGGCGTGGCCCTACCCTCAGCCACAGCCTGAACGTCATGCGCGCGCTCAATGTCAAAGCCATCAGGAAGCCATACGCCTTTAACCTTGCTCATATCTGAATACCCTGTAGAGCCTGTCCAGCATCGCCAAGAGCCTGTGCTGTCTCAGCGCCCTGCTGCACCGCGCCCATAATAGACTGCATCTGCTGCATCTGCTTCTCGGACTCTGCCATTGCCGTAACTTCCTCGCGCGGCCTGAACCACTTGCGCGGCGCTCCGATACCGTCAATGGTGTCGCGCGTAGCCTCTTGCGCGTCGAGGATCTTGGTAACGGACGGATCGAACGCAGCCATGTTCTGTATAACGCTAACGCTCTCAAGAAGCTGGCTGCCCTTGAGTTTCTCGTACGTCTCTGTCAGCGGGTTCTCGAACGTGAAGTCAATGGAGCGCCCAAGAAGCTCCTCCGGTATGGAGTTGGGCGGACCGAAAAGACCATTGGCAAAACCAACGTCAAAAGTAACGTCGCAAAGATTGCCATTATACTCATCTGTCAACGGCATGAACAAAGGAAGCGCGCCCCGTATATACTCCCCAACGCGCTGCGAAACCTCCATGGGAGACATACCTCCACCGATAGGAGGTAGGCCGATCTTGTTAAGATACCACGAGTCAGTCATCGCCTGCTGCACGCCGTTGATAAGCTCCATGCCTATAGGTATAGAGGACGTGCGCTGGTCCATAACCGGGTAAAGGGCCTTACCTGTCGTCTCATCATAGTCACTATCAATGACTGTAATGCCGCCAGCGAAAAGGTTAACGTCGCTGCGTAGAGCGTCTTGAGCTGATATCATCGGCGGGTCAACAGCCTTCTGCCCTGCGTCGAGCAGAACGAGGACCATCTCTTGTATCAAGCGCGCGTCAGGCAAGGACGCCATAGCAGCAGGAGAGTACCCGTACTGCGAGCCGGATATCTTCTTCCAGCGCGGCACTACATAATACTTATGCTTGTACGGAACCTCCTCCATGATAAACTTATTCTCGACATCATAGAAGATAGAGATGTACTTGGTTCCACGCGGATACTTAACCCCGTTATCGTACTCATCGACCGGGATGAAAATATGACGGACCTCTATTAGTTTATAAGGCTCCTTCTCTGCGGCCTTTCTAACCTTATCGCTCACATTGCCTTTAAAGATGCGGATAAGTTTACCAGCCTCGACGGACCACTTACGATCAACGCGGCCCACATCGCCATACGTATCCTCGCACCAGACAACATCGCGCAAATGCCATGTACGATATAGAAGCGCCTTACGCTCCCAGTTCATCTCAACCGACATGCACGCCTGACCGAACGTGGAGATGTCGTCATCAGCCTGCGATACGGCGCGCGCGAACTGCGTGTCCTTGTCGTACATAGCGTTGCGCATGACGCGCGTAGACATCTCTAGCCAGCGCTTAGACTCCTCTTGCAAGTCCTCGTAGCCGCGAACAGACATGCGCGCCCATAACTTATCGTTAGGGCGCAGCATGGTCGAGAATATATTTGAAAGGTCACGACGAAGCTTTAGGGGAAAGCTCGTCGTTAAATGAGAAGCGAAGTCATCGCCAAGATTCCGTCTCGTCGTGAAGTCAGCAAGCTCGACATAGAAGTTCTCAGCCAACTCCTGCTGTAGAGAGCGCAACGGCATAACCTGCTCAAATAAACGATTGCTCTGCGTTAACAGAGTCTCTGCGCGGTTAACCATGCGTTACCTCTCAGCCGAGCGTATCGCCGCCCGACAACAATGTTGACTGACGACCGCTTGCCGCAATGCGCCTAGCCGCTGCCTTGCGACCCTCAACCTTCGCCCTCGGATCTTCAGGATCAGGCATAGGCGCGGGCGCAGGGGGCGGCGGCGGTGGCTTCGGGGCTTTAGGCTTACTAAATGGATTACCCATAATTAAGCCCTATGTTTGACAGCCTGAATATAGTCAACATCAACAGTGCGCGTCGCAGCTACCAGCGACGTAGCGGCAATCGTCGGCGTCAGAGCCGTGGAAGCCGTAACAGCGCCAGACATAGCCGAGCCAACCTTGTCACCGTTAATGAAGAACGTCGCTACGCCAGCAGCGCTAACCTCAACACGCAGCGTAATGAACGTGTCAGCCACAGGAGCGATACCTGAGTTCTGCGCCGTTGCGTCCGTATCAGCAGCTACGCCAACCAGCCAGATGTTGTCGTCCGTCATGCGCGTATCGAACATGAAGCCAACAGCATCCGTAGCATTGGTCGTCAGCGTGTTGCCAGAGCCAGCGGATTCAATAGGGGCCTCAAACGTACCAACGTCCGTGAATCCGACAAAGAAAG